AACAGGGAGAGCACGAATCGTCTCAGGGGTTCGCAGCTTCGCTGATCAGAAATACTTCTGGGACGGCTACCAGAACAAGCTCAAGGGCAAAGCAGGATACAGCCACTTCAATCTCGCAGCTAACCCACACAGAAAGTTTGGTGGCGGATTGTTTCAAGGGTCATGGCACATGCAACAACCCTTCGACAATTACGGACACGCCGTAGACATACGCCTCTCCGGTGGATTGACATGGGCAAAGTTCGTACCCATAGCGAAAGAGTACGGAGTCTGCCAAACAGTGTTCCGTCCCCAGTACGAAGCGTGGCACTATCAATGGCGCAACTCAAATGGAATCTTCCAAGCACCAGCCATGAAGGGCGAGAAGTCTGAAGCCAAGAGCGTAAAGAAAACCAAAGTGAACCTCAAAGGCGTAGCAGCAGCTCTCGCTAAGTTAGGTGAACAAGTAGCACGCCGACCTCTCAGGCGTGGCTCTCGTAACTCAGCAGTCAAAGTCGTTCAGGAACGGCTCGCCTCTAAAGGCTACCGATGCGGTTTCCCAGACGGCATATGGGGCAGGAAAACAGAGAAAGCAGTTCGACAATACCAGAGAGACAACAACCTCGTGGTAGACGGAATCGTGGGCAAGAACACGTGGGCAAGATTACTTAAATAAGGAAACGATATGAGACTAAACATAGACCAACTAAAAGACATCGCCGAAAGAGCGATCTTCACTTATGTACAATCCTTCCTCGGCTTACTAACAGCTTCAGGAATGGGAGTGGACATGGGCGGAATCAGCACACTCAAGATGGCAGCTATCGGTGGACTACCAGCAGCGATCAGCGTCATCAAAGGAGCGTTCTGCACAATGGCTCCCATCGGAGATGCCACCGCTTCAGTAGTGAAACAACAACAAGACATTCCAGAAGATGCCGATGAGCATCTCTACGAATAGGAGACACAGTGCCAAACTATAATCTATCAAGAACCAACAACGCAGACGCAAGAGGGGTTCGAGAACTACAAGAAGCGCTTAACAATAACGGCGCAAACCTTTATGTGGACGGACGCTTCGCTAGAGGAACAGATCTCGCACTCGCCAAATTTCAACAAGATAACAAACTCGAAGTGACTGGAGTGGCGGACGAAGCGACATGGGCGAAATTACAACCAAAGAAAAAAGCCCCAGCCAAGAAAGCCCCAGCAGCGAAGAAAGCTCCTGCGAAGAAGGCTTCGGGAAAAGCGAAGACAACCAAGAAGTAGATTCCGACTGGTGGTCACAGGCATCATGTCTGGGGCTACCTACGGAACTGTTTTTCCCAGAGAAGAAAACACGATCCGCAACAATACAAGCGCAGGCTATCTGCCGGACTTGCCCAGTGTTGCAGGAATGCTTTGCTTCTAGTTTTGAGAACAATGTGGAGTTCGGTATATGGGGTGGCAGAACAAGACGATACCGTGTCCGGATACTAAAAACATTTAGCCCCGAAGGACTTCCATGAATCCTTCGGGGCTATGTCGCTAGAGGTTGGAAATTTTTGGAAACAAACATCCTCTAGCTTTTTTGGAAACGTGCAAGAACAACGAAAGGCGTAAATCTTGCACGCTTAACAGTCTACATCAATTTTGTATCCGTACCGCATTCTTTTCGGAAGTAGTTTCGTAATATTCATCGGGGTCGATGCCGTACTCTTTGAGTGGTTCAAGTCTCCAATAACTCACATAAGCACACTGTTCAAGTACACGGCGAACAGCTTGCCCTTCACTCTCCAGAACTTCCCCAGTTTCCTTATCTATCAGCCGAGCATCTCTCGCTCTAGCAACAAGAACGTTCCACATCGCCTCGTGGTCCCAGCGTTTCCCTTTGGACTTATTGATCGTGGCTTTCCCGAATCCGGCGTAGATGGCTTCATATGGTGGGTCGAGTTCGTGAATTCTATCAATCACATCACGCTCCCACAGTCGCATCTCTTTGATTCGTTCTCGGCAGTCCTCAAGTTCCGCAAGTGTAGTGAGTAGCTGCTGATACTTTTCTGGTTCTTCCTCTTTGAACTTGTCTGCTTTTCTACAATTCTCAATCCAAGGTTTATCTGTCATTATGTTTCCTCTCTTAATACCATCTCTGATCTAAAGCTACCAAAGCTCCGGTGGCTACAATCAAATCTTTTTCATTGTCACCATTTATGCTGAAATCTTTATGAGCTTCATTCCACTGCTCGTGTATCTTTTCCTCGTTGTCCCGACACTCCTGCGGTGTCATCTTGTTTACATCTTGTTCGGTAATCATTCCTGATGCCATTAGTTTGCTCTTCTGGTGCTGTATAGGAAACTTTGAATTAGGTTCATCGTTTGTGCGTTGACTGTTGACCATTCGGTGCTTCCGTTGTGGTCTTTATTAAACATCATGCAAAGTTCGCCTGAGCGGTTCATTATTGCTGTATTGCTGTAAGCAGGAAAGTCTTGAAATTTCTTGTCATCTTCTTGGAGTGACAAAGCTATTTGAGTTGTATTCCCTACAAAGACTACTCTGGCTGTTCTACCGTCATAGTTGGGGAAGTATTTGGTTACTGTTTTCATGGAGTGTCCTTTCGTTGTTGTTTCCATATCAACTACGTTAGCGTACTTTTTACTATCTGACAACCCCAGTATGACGAATATGGCATATTTCTTTGCCTAATTACAATCAAGCCCAAAACGTCTATTCTTGAAGCATGACTGCCCTCGCTAAAGCTCTGCGTGTAATAAGCCGTGTCTCACTTATCGGCGTGCTTCTACTCGCATGGGTAGCACCAGCAGCATACGCATCGCAGACAACATGCACACAAACCGAAACCGGATGGCAATGCACCATCTGGGTGAATACGTTTGGTCAAGGTCCAACCTTCACATTCGAGATCACGGAGAACCAGACACCGTTCACAGCGACAACTTTTACCAGCATGACATGTGACGACTGGGACAACGCCCCTCATGACTATGCTGCCGATCCGCACATCTGGCTCTATTCAGTAGAAGAAGTAGACGGCGAAGATGTGTTGACCTTGGTGGCGGACGATGACGACTCAGCTTCACACAATGATGGCGTGGACAAATGCTGGGACAGCGCCTTCAGTTTGAACCTTGACGCAGGCACATACCAGTTCAGAGCGGACGCTTTCGATACCGACTACATCGGCACATACACTCTGCAAGTTTCTGGCGGAGCGTGGACAATGCCCGAACCGGAACCAACGCCCACACCCGAACCGACACCTGAACCAACCCCAGAACCCACACCCACGCCGGAACCGACTCCAACGCCTACACCAACTCCTGAACCAGAACCAACTCCAGAACCGACACCCGAACCTCAACCAACTCCCGAACCGACTCCCGAACCAGAACCGACTCCTGAACCAACACCTCAGCCAACGCCAAGTCCAAGTCCCACACCAACACCAGAACCTCTACCTCTCCCGACACCGGAACCAACACCTGCGCCATTACCAACGCCTTCACCGATACCACCTCCTGTATTTATCTTACCCGATGACATCTTCTCAGATGATGACATTGACTGGGGAGACATAGACTTCGGAGACATAGACTGGGACGACCCAGAGATCAATGACGGCGAACCAATCATAGAAGACCCAGACTTTCCAGAAGACGACTTCCTGCTTGATGACTTACCAGAGATAGACGAAGACGAGTTCCCAGAAGATGACGAAGAAGAAGATCTGGGTGAACCAATAGAAGAAGGCGAACCCTTAGAAATCTTCCAAGAAGAAGACATCCCAGAAGAATACCTTGATGAGTTTGAAGATGGACCACCCAACGAAGAAGACATCTACTTCGATGAAGAAACCGGAGAGTGGGAAGACGACCCAGACCTCGATCTCGAAGAAATAGACGTGGAGGAACTTCTCGAAGATGAGCAAGCCCTCGAAGAACTGATCGAGCAGCTCGAAGCCGATGACGTTCTCGAAGAAATACTGGAGGACAACGAAGACTTCTTTGAGGAAGCAGAAGATTCAGAACTGGAGCAACTGTTCGAGGACAACCCAGCGATCTTCAATGAAGCCGACTCAGCCACCAAGAGTGAACTGGAAGAAGAAGTCAACGTCTTCGGTGGTGGCTTTGAGG